TCATTCAAAGTCAGGAGGTATGGAAGAACCAACATAATCATCAGCCCTCCACATTTTTCGCTTCTCCTTATCTGGCTTCACACGACCATACCGATCCAGCGGCTGGAAACCAGTCTTCTTGCAATATCCTCGATATTGCTTCTTATAATTGTCAAGAAGAGAAGGAAACTTCAAATCAACACCACTAAGGTATGATTGAGAAAGAATATACATTGAAATACCCTCAGGATTAGCCATTATATTATCCATCAACTCAGGAGTAAGAATGGCACCTCTCTCACCTAGAGCTTTATAATAATGCTCCAGAAACACATGCACTTCAGGATTGGTATTCAAAAATGCCAAAGCCACTACTTTCGCCATCTCCAATGAGGCATTCTTGGAAGCATTAACGCTCCAGCCACATTTGGCAACTGCATCCTTAGGATGTTTCATAGGAATAGGTGTAAGAAAAGGCTCCATATCCAAATAGACTTGTACTACGGTGAACTTGAGAAATGAGCATCCAAATTTAGTGAGTGATTTAACTTCCAAAGGAACGCCATCATACTCACTGGTCATAAAATGTATCTCACCTACAACCCCATCTTCCTCATATCTCTGAGAGGCACTAAGTTTATATTTCATCCCAAACTTGTTAATACACATAGTGACAAAATCATCAAGCGTATCCTTAGCACCATCTTCAAGTTTAAATTGTTCCATCCAAACCGGCCATCCAGCAATATGGTCATCACCATAAAAGAACATTATAAACATCTGAGCAGCAATAACTTCCCTGAGCACTTCATTGTCAGGATACTTCCGCAGAAGCATTTTAATATAATAAAGAAAGAGAATTATCTGATAAACAGTGTCAATAGTAGATGTTATCAACACACCACTAAACATTCTCCCCTGCACTCTATAAAACTGTTCAGCCAAATACATATACATAACTTTAGTAATAGCAAGGCCATGACATGTAATAGCAAGTAGCCGAACAAGCGGATCACCAGTACGACTAAATATAGAGAAAGCAGTTCCTATCGCGGCAGCCATAACCATAGCAATTAAGGTAGTATCATATGAAGTCCAATCACCTTCACCGTACCTCCGTTGTTTCAAATCAATGCCATGCTTATGCCATGCCCACCTCTCCGTTCTCCTCCACCGTTGTTTAAGCGGAGAAGAGCGTTTACCAAGGACTATATCCC